TTAAGTTAGATTTTGGAAGACTCCTTTGTAAAAAAAGTAAGAAAAATCTTCTTGGGCTTTTACATCTTCAATTTCCTCCAAGGGTATCTCACCTTTGATTGATTGGCTAAGGTCGTCAGTATTGCTTTTGGAGAGCGAAATGCCAAGACCTATCCGGTTATACACAAACCTAAGCCGTTCCCGGTCATACTTTGAATAAGTCAAAATGTCATTAGTTGAATTGTTTGCTTCTTTTCTCTCTCGTTCAAATTTCACGTATTTCCCGGCAATGCAGCCGATTTTGTAGGCATATTCTTCGTTTTTGTTCATATCTAACCCTTCCTCAGTTTTAGTTAAGAGTTTCAAACAAAATTTGGATTTTTCAAAAAAATCTTCGCTGTCCAACTTGATGCCTTTTAGCCAACCCCTAAGATTTTCCCGAAGGACAAGCGTAAAACGTTGAACCAAAAAGGCGCGGTCAATAAATGTACCATTGAAAAAGTGCCTAATAGCAATAAGGTAATCAGTCCATACTGGTTCATTGTTTCTTTTAATTATGAGCCACTCTAAAGCCATAGGATGACGTGCAAATCCATCTTGGATTCGGCTAAGCATTTTTTTCAACTGTTCTAACGTCAGATTTTCGTCTAGCAACACTTCAAGTTTAGCCTGCGCCTTTTTAGCGCATACAATTTTTATAGCTGATCTTGTGGCTGCCGATTCACCAGCATCTTTAACCAAGCGATTATAATTACTGAGAAGTTGGTCATAAATACCCGACCGTACTTGTTCAAAATCGAATGATGGCTTTGTGATGTCAAAAAAGTACCAATCTAATCCCGCTATTGTGAATCCGCCGCTGGGTAAATTAATTTTAGGGAAAGATTGATTACCTATACCCAAATTCTGATAAAATTCTTTGCCTCTTTTACAGTTAAGAGTGAACGCCTCATCATCAAATGAAAGAAATTTCGCGTTTTGGGTGGCTTTTGATGGGTGTCCAGTTGAGAAGTTCCCAAAGCAATCGTAAAATTCTGCACCCGAACATTCGCCATCTTCAGCATTACATTGATGCTCTACTTTTCCATCTGGAAGGAGCGAAAGTGGTAACACAACTATTCGGAAAACAAAACTGCTATACTCCTTGAGCTCTTCGGGCGCTATTTTGGCTTGCCATAAAGAGGAGAATGCCCTACAAACCTCAACAAATATATTTGAAGGTAAAGCGCCCTCTGTAGTAATTACACCGTTTTCTTTGTAGACATCAAAAAGTAACTTGTCTTTAACAAAATAGCTTTTCTGATCAAGCCTCAAAATAAGGAAATCAAACGGAACTATGGCAGTTTCTTTTGCGTATGAAAAGTCGTATAGATATTCATAAACCGGTTTTTGACCCTTGTTACCTTCGCCTGCAATAAAAATTTTCAACCTGCCTTTCTTGTAGCTACCGAAAAACTCTACATACGGCTTTTTGGCGGCAGCACCCGTTCCCCTGTAAGGCAAACCAACTGATGCAAGATTATTTGAGGGCATTGACAGCGATTTTTTAAAATAAGCGTTCTTATCGTTTTGACTTACGTTTTCTCCGTAGTGCTCAAGAGTTTTTGAGTCCAGTTGAAGATTAACTTTATCGTCAACCTTGACAAACACTTTCTTAACTGGAACAGGTTTAACATGTTCTACTGTGTCATCTTTATTTTTTAGGTAAAGTTCGTAAGCGAGCATGCGCTGTCTCTCTTATCAGAATTGTTACATATTTTAGGATATTTAAGATTTTCAGAAATAAGCTTGAAAACTTAACTCGGAGCACTTTTTTATACATACTTACTTTTTTGAAGTAAATATTTTATTCCTGATTCGATTAAGGTGCCTGTTGTCAATAATTAGTTAATGCTAAAACTTAATGCTATCTTTTACCTTGTTACTTCTTAGAAGGTATTTCATGGTAACGGTTAGTCGGTTTCTGCTTAGACTATAAGTTCTTGGTTTAAACCCATTATTTGCTTGGGAAACGTTTAGAAATAACAACTCAACGAAAAATTAGACGGGTAGTTACCGTTTATATGTTCAAACTAACAATTATTAAGAAGGTTTAGCGTGTTGAAATTTTGTAACGGGTATTTGCGCTCGTTTTAGCTTTCAAAGCATACAGGTAGTCAGCCAGTAATTGTGGTTCTCTTCCCAAGTTTAAGGTTACTTCCAAAATGTTAGTATCCGCTAAATAGTGGTATTCTGCCCAGTTAATGCGAAAATCTACAGCTAATATGCCCTCATTTGGCAAAGTAATTGGTATCATTTCTCCATGGTTGGGCGGCGTGTTTCCGTAATCTAAAACGGTGCTTGAGACTTCAAGGTTTGTTGAATGGTCTTTGTAGTAGGCTAAAAGCGCTTTTGCCCGAAGTTCGCATTCACCGTCGCCATAGAGTTCCTCGTCAATGTCTACTAATTCACGCAATCCATAGACCGCTTGGCTGGCGGCGTCTTGTTGTATTGAATAGTACCGGGCGCCTGTGAAGTAGCATTGACCGATCCAAAAATAACTTGCCGTGTGCGAAGCATCGGTATAACCAATTACACGCACTGCCGTTACCTGTTTCCAATCAAAAGATATGCCTGAAGAAATTGCCCATTCATCATTATATTTAAGGCCAACATTTAGCTTGAAGACAGACCAAGCGATCGAATCAACATTTTCCACTGTTTTACTGGCCTGATGTCCACTGCTATCATATAATACAATATGGAAAGGACCTGGTAAGGCTGTGCCTCTCAATAATGCAAGAAACAAGATTGGGTAAGTATCGCAATCAACAGGAGTATCAAAAACGAATTGCTCAGCTCCAAAATAGTTAACCCCTGTACTGTTTTTGATGCTACCGGAAGCATTGCCAAAAAGCACAGTGCCATCAACGCTTTGGCTATCGCCTGCTACACATTGCCAGTCACCGCTTGCAGGCGTTAGGCTTTCCACTGTTTCGTCTTTATCATAAGGAGAGCTTCTTAATGGAGCACCCTTAATGGTTACCTTGTTTCTTACCCTAAAAATGTCCAACTCGATTTTGCTGTTTTCAATTTTGTCAATTAGGCTTACAGAGCAAGTTTTTGAGCCTCTTTGGAAAAACTCAAATTTTCCATCCGGCGCCACACGGAAATCATAGCCGATGACGCCTGCTTTATCGCTTGCCTCAGCGACTTTTTGGATAACCTCAAAAACGTCACTGTCGTCATTTACCATTTCGTTAAAGGTCGTGTCTGTTGTTTCAACCAGTTCAGTGCCTGAACGATTATGGCTTAAACCTGCGTAGTAATTAAGCAAGCGTATAACTATGCTTTCGCCTTTGTAGGCCAGAAAAGTGCCTGTGAATTTGTATCTGAAAAGTTTTTCTCCCCAGCACCTACCCGATATTATGATATAGTTTTCTTGGGGCGTTGATTCGTAGCGTATGCCTTCCGTTCTTGTTGTGATAAGTCTTGGAACCGTGCTGCCTCTGCCCAAGTTGATATAGCCGTCTTCTCCCATAGCGATGGGTTGAGCGCCCCCCTGAGTGTATTTGCCGTTAAAATTATAGAGTTTCAGAGTCCAGCTACTTACTTCTTTTGTGCCGCCTAAATGTATGAGGCATTCTTTAACGTCAGACTGAGAAATTGCACCTGCGGTAGGTCCTAAATAGATTGTGAAGGCTGGATCGGCGACACTCACGTTTCCACGCCCTTCCGGTACAGCAGCAAATTATCACTATGCTCTTTTAGTGTTCCGGGGTTACTTGTAGAGGTTGAATGCGTTAAGGTTCTTGAGTGTTTAATGTTTGGCGCTCGCGGCTCAGAATTACGCAACGTCCCGACAGATTGAGCGCTGCCGTTTTGGTCGGTTGCTGCCCTTGTTTGATAAATAATGCTATCGCCAGACCTGGTTATACTTCTGGAAGCTGAGGGCGTTTCAGCGGCTACAGAGTTAAAGTTCTGAACTGATGCACTAGCGTTATTCATGCTTGAAGCAAAACTTGCCATAACTGCAGCGGCTGTTACTATCGCGGCAATTCCTACGCCTGTTAGGGCCAAGAAAGTGGCAAAGCTAATGTTTAGGGCAGTCATTGCCGTGTTTGCTACCCAGCACGCAGCGGCTTCAAGATAATGGGCGACCGATGTGGCTTTTAGAATAGCGCCTAAGCTTTCTACTACACGCACGGCAGTAAATGCGATTGAAACAAATTTTACTTGGTCATTTGTTAAGACTCCAAAAGCAGCGCCCAAACTTGCAACGTCAAGAGCTACTTGCCTAAAAGTGTTTGAAGCCTTATTTTCTGCACGTACTGCAATAGATATTTCACTTAATGATGGACTGCTCAAAGCCCTGTTGCCTCCTTTGCTAAATTAATTGCTTCAATTAGTATCGTTTCAAGCTGTGGCAGTTGCGCCTGAAGTGCAGGAAAAAGAAAAGGCCGCGCTTTCATGTAACGGGTGCCGAACTCGACAAAAATGCTATAGGCTGCCTCTGAACCTAAACTGCCTACCCAATCGTTCACCTCTGCATAAATGTGGTCTCTTAGATAGCTAGTGCGGACAGGAGCGGCAGCCTGCGCTAAAGTTTTAACGGTATTGCACCATTCGACAAGTTTGGCGTGTACTTGGGCAATCATTTCGGCGTCAAATCTGCTTAACGCTTCCTGCACGCCTTCAAGGCCAGACACATTAAGCGATACTTCCATTACTGCTTAGGTGCTCCTTTTCTGTTTTCTTCCTCAATTTGCCGATCAATTTCTTTTAAGATAACAATAAATTCGGTTACTGTTTTGGCGGGTTGTCTGGCAAGCTGGTTAGGTGTCCAACCGAACTCTTTGCATAGCCTAAACTCTGTAATAGCTCGGTGCGGTCTTTTTCGCTTAATTGCACTAATAAAAAACGCAAATCTGCCTTACCAACGCTATTTAGGCTTTCAACGATTCGAGCAAACTTTTCTCCAAGTTCACCCGGAATGCCTTCATTTTCACTAAGCAAGCGTTCCAAAGAGAAAGGTTTGTTTGCGGGTTGACCGTGGAGGCTTCCCATGATTGATTCGGCTTGGATGGCAATGTAATCGCTTTTTACCACTTCGCCAGTGACACCGCTATATTGGGTGTGCTTTTGGATGATGCGGTTCTTTTTAGCCCAGAACATTTCTTTGAAAGTGTAGGTCCCTTTGAACTCATCGCCGTATTCATCTCCGACTTCAAGTTTTTGTTCTCTCATAGGATCCACCTTTTTTAGCTTGCCGCGATAGTCATTGATTTGGCGTCAAAAGCGGCTCTGACTGCGATTAAGTCTTCTTGGAGTTTTTCTGTTTGAATTGAGGACCACTTGCAGCCGGTAAATTGAGTATATGCCGTGCTGCCTAAGCCGAATCTGAGGATTCTTTCAGTGTCTGCCAAGGCGTCATCTAGTTCAGTTTTGGTTTCAAATTCAAAGCGTACTTCTCCTGACAAGGTGCGGCTACCGAATGGAACGTATTTTGCAAGATGGCCGTCTGTTGCTCTTAAAACTGGAATTTGGCGGACGTTATTGTTTATGTCAAAGCGCCATCCAACGACTCTTGAGTTTGAGGCTGCATCAATGCTAAAGTCCGTTTCGTTGAAGGCTACCGCACCAGTGTAGTCTGTATATGTTGCTCCGCTGATTTTTGATGTCCCCGTTGTTAAGCTCTGCCCAATTGCATTAGCTTGAACTCTGACAACGTCGTCAATCTCGCAAGAGACAGTGACGCGATTCAAGCGCATGTAAGTGTAAATTAGGCTTAGAATGTCTGTTGCTGTTGAAAAGAGGCTTTTGTGATAAAGCACTTGCATGCTCAAAGATTTGTCAAGGGTCTTGTTTGCGTATTGTAGAAAGTTTATCGGTGAAGCCGAGGGTAGAATGTACTTAAAGTTTAATTCCGGCTTCCAGAGCCCTTTTTTAATAGCCATTATGTCAGCGCTTCCAGCAGCCCTTAACAGCAGGTTGCCCGGGTCAAAGCCGGGGTTAAGGTCTTCAAGCGGTATGCTAAGCATTGCAGGGTTACTTGGTGTTGTTCCCGGTGTTACCTCGTCGATGTAGAAAAGATGCATTTGGTCTATGCCATAAGTTTCAACCATTCGTTTTTACATCCACTTTTTTGATTTCATGACTAGAAAACCTCTGATATAGTATCGAAAGTATAACCTCTCAAAGTGATTGATTCTTTAAACAGGAACGGCTTGACATCAACCATGTCAACTGGTCGATAAGATAGGACATCACAGTAAGTTATGCCGTAAACCTGAATGGCAAGCTGAGTAAAATTACAGTAAATTACGGTTGGGGTTGCGCCGTTGCTTGGGTTAGTAGTTCTGGCTATAACGTAAATGTATCCTTGTGAGTCAACAAAGTCTGTACAGTTTGCCGAAATCGTTATGGTTAAAGTTTCGTCACTGCTGCCAGAACTGGTTTGTGTTTGCTGCCAAACTCCTGTAGTTTTATTCCAAAGCTTCAAAGTTAGACCATTACCCGCGGGAGCAATGCCATAACCTTCGAAAGTTAACGTCAGTTTCCTTACGGTTTGAGCTCTTGAACCGATTTTGAATTTCAGGAGCATCTGGGCATATTGACCGCTAACTGTTACACTCCTTGAATAACGGAGTTCATCACTGTACCATATTTTTTGATACTCCTCAGCGGATAATTCAGCCCAGGAAGTACTAGACGGCGGCGATTCAGAAGCATTAGCAGCTGACAAAGCCTTGTGTGGGTCGCTGTTTGGGTAGCCCAGCCCAACAAAATTATAAACCGTTTCATAGGGTAGGTTTCTGTTTTCTCTAATAACAGCTAAAATTTGTTCAGTAACTTTTCTACGCATTACTTTGCCTAAATCAGCATTAGGCACGGGCCTATCGATAGCGTGAACAGTACAGCCAAATGTATAAACCCGCCGTCTAAGCGTTCCTTTGAGATTTAACTTGCGGTCTTCAACATTTCCAATTGCAAGGGTAACTTGAGCGTCATATTCCTTAAGTAACAATTCACGATTCAACGATTGTTCAGAAAACAACACTTTTGCTAATGTGCCATCCTCCTTTACTACACTGATTCTGTTTTTTATCAGTCGTATCAGGGTTGCAATTGGGTCTTCTAACTCACTCAATTAGTCAAAAGCCTCCTTGCAATACTCTTAAAATAGATTGGCTTAGCAAAAGTGAAATGTGTCGATGTCTGCACTTCATAATCCTGACCTTGCCGCTTTACTTTGTCATGACTTCGCACCGGTAAAAACGTATAAAACGCCAAATAGTCTTCCAAGTAATAGCCCGGTTCAATTAGAACTTCTTCAGCCTTCAAAACTGAAATAATAGAAAGAATTTCGAGCGGTTCTGCATATTCAGTTTTATCAACCGCTTGCCGAACTGAGTAAAGAAGGACTGTTTCACCGTTGCTTTTTAGAATACGGGTAAATTTGGTTTGAGGCTCTTCATATTTTAAGAACATTTGAGCAAGCCACGACACGTTTGCCATTGCTTTTAAAAGTGTTAATGGGCTGAAATCTGTGAAAAGCGGCCCCCAATAAAGAAAAGCACTGCAATACTTCAGGACAACATCATGCGCTAACTTAAAAGAGTGCAAGTCTTGATCTTTTCGAATCTTCCAAAGAATCCCAACTGTGACACCGTCGTAATAGTTGCAGGCTGGGGAACGAGTAACCACGTCAATGTAACCAGGCCAGCAGATATTAGAAATGTAGGCTGGGTAACTGCCGCTTGCCCTTATGGTTTGAATAAAACTATAGATTCGTCGACATGACGGACTCCAACCCTCATAAGTGTAAAGGCCCAACAAGGCAAAAGCCATGGTGTCATCATAGACTTCGTTATTGCTTAAGCCTACCCTATGCCAAGCGCCATCCCCAGAGGGCAACGGATAGAAATTCAGCCAAAGCCCTTCCAATCCGTCTCGAAGGAAAGCAACCGCGTCACTCATCATAGTGTTGTAGGTTGGGGCGTTTGCGGTGTCGTAGGTGTCGGCGAGCATCTTTAAGCCTATAAGGCAATAGAGGTTCTCGACATACATTGACGCCTCCCAGCCATCGGTTATGGTAACGTAGGAGGCAAAGCCGCCATAGTAGCAGTCATGCAAACCAAAAACCAATGGCAACCTCTGCATGTTATACAGAAACGGATAACCCGCCAGCTTAGCCGCGTCCAAGTAGCCAGCCGTTGACGTCACCGCGTAAGCTTTCAGCAACGCAGGGATAGCTCTGCCTGCGTCAATACTCCAATAGTCAGTCGCCGATTCCCCGCTTTTGAAGCCGCCATACGCAGTCCTCGCTAAGTCGGTACATTGCTGGGTCAGCAGCCAGTTTGCTAACTCTTCAATTTTGGCAAGAATATCCGCTTGCACCGTGGAAAACTGTTGCGCCGAGTAGGCTTCACAGAGAAACTCTATGGCAAAAGCAGCGGCAAACGTGCCACGACCATACGCAGGGTCAGGACCCTCCATCAAACCAGCTTTTGAAACAAAGTAGCTATTGGCTAGATTGCTCTTGAGGGTTACAACGTTACCGAGGACGCTTTCAACTTCGCCCCACTCGCTATAAGTTGAATCCTTGATTTCAACAGGAAAATCAGCTTGAAACTTCGAACCGTCCAGAACAGTAACGTTTTTCTGCCCAGCAGCCGCATCCGCAGCTAAGTTAGTGGGAACAACGTAAAAGAAGGGTGCATAATGCATTACAAACTCAAAGTATGCATCTGGAACCGTGCCCATGGTTAAGCCCTCCCAACATAGGATGTCTTTAGCTTGTCAAGTAGGCGGGATAGCTCGCCTTGTAGCACATCTAAGCTGGGTAGCTTGGAAGACTGTGTAACGTTGACGTCGCCTACCTGAAAATTTAATCCCACCGCTGAGCCGCCAGACAAGAAACAGACTCCATAAATCGCCGACAAAATCGTTATAGCTTCCTTTTGAGCGTCTGTGCAATTTGAGGACTCGATGATTGCCGAGATTTCAAGTCCAACTGTGACAGCAGCTCGTTTAATCATCTTCTGAACTTTAAGGTTAGAAATCTCAGAATCGCCAACATTAAGAGTATCCCAGACGTCCTCAACCGTTACAGCAGCCAAAGCAAACTAACCCCAACTTTGAAAATAAAGTTACGGAATGAACCGCATAAAAGACTTAACATATAGCTTTAACCTGTCAACTGAATCGCCAAATCCCCCAATAACAAAAACAATCTAGTTTTCTTAACCCCCCCAGTACCAACCTCAATAACCTCAGCTAAGCTAACATTCTCAGAAACCAGCAACACCTTATTCACCAAGGCACCATCCGCAAGCCCCAATGAATCCAAAGCACGCAAAAACCGGCTAGGAGTAGAAACTGCATCCACAAGCGAAAGAGAATCAGAAACCCTCAAAGCCTTCAAAAGCTCCAAAAAATCCGACAAACCTGCCGAGTCAACTACAGCCAAAACCTTAGAAGCCAAAACCACCTCAACAGCACCGACAAAATCAACAATCGAAACAGCAGACTTATGCCTAAAAGCCTGTTCTAGCAGCGAAACAGCGTCAGTAACAACAGCCGGTTTATCCACCAACACAGCATCATGCAAACCCACCGCATCAACAACCGATTTAATTAAAGCGCCAGAAAATACCGTTACCAAATCTACAAAGGAAACAGAATCCGTAAGCAAACATAGCTTGTTAGCTTTTAAATGGTCATTTAAAGCTATAAAATCCAGAATTGGCAGCGACGGCTTATTTCTGCCTAAAACCTCCTGAATACCAACAGAGTCAGTTAATCCTAACGTTTTGTTGCATAGCAAACTATCTTGGAGGCTAAAAGAGTCTGCTACTTCCTTTAATATTGCGGCTAAGCCAGCGTCGATATAAACATCAGAAACCACAACATCGTCAACATAAATCGTTGCCTCGGTCTGCTCCAAAGTACCTATGCCTCTTTGATAAGCACCGATTCCAGCCCTATCTACAGGGTTTGCACCAAAATTTCCGCCGTCAACCCTTAACTCAGTACATTCTGAACCGTCTAACCAAACTCTTATTGTGCCTGTTGAGCGTTTCCAGTAAAGCTCACACCAATGATAGGCGTTTTTAGATACTTGATGCGTTCCATTAATCACTTGCGTGTAAGCATTATAATCGTAGTATCCAAGACAAAGCAGTGGAGCGCTTGTGTCATCAACCGCTTTTAAAAGCAAAAAAGCATTAGGCGTACTGCTCCTAAAAAGCCACAAAAACTGCATCATACGATAAATATTAAATCCATGAAAATCAGAAACGTTCAAGCGACAACCAAGGTACACTTCATCCAACGAAATTGACTTATAAACGTAAGCATCATTCTCAAAAGCGTCAAAATACACTTTCGCCGCTTTTGTGCCTGCAAATGGTGATTCACTAAGCACAGAAATAGTGGAACCACCTTCAACACCATTAGCCGTCCAGACATCAAAATTGCCCCCCTCAAACCCGTCACTAAAAATCGTATGCTGCCCAATATAGGCGTCAGCAATCACGACGCAATCAACATATACATCAGAATAGCCGTTAGCCCAACCGTTCCAGCAACCAATCTGAGTGTAATCGATAGTGCCATGGTCTGAATTATCAAGCGCAGTTGCACTTAGAACTTCCTCGCCGTCAATGTAAATTTTGGCAAAACCATTACCTGAGCCTATAGAAAGCTCAAGTTCAAAGCAATAATACTTCTCTGTCTCGGGAATGACATCAGATAGAATTGTTGATTGAGTTGCGTCATGACGATAAATCATGCTGAAATAATTAACGCCTGAAACATTATGTATACAAAGGTAAATGCCTGTTCTACCTGTTGCGCCATTCCATAAAGTTGCATACTGTGTGTTTTGCCCTGAAGGGATGCTTATAGTGTTAAATTGCATGTAAAAACGCAAGTTTCGTCTTGAACCGCCAGTAAACAATTTTCTAACGTGGTTATAGTTGTTCCATACGTTATCATAATAGAAATGAGCGTGGTAACTTCCATGATGTGGAGCAGTGGTTATTACTTCAACAACGTCGCTGCCTGTACCGATGGTAGTGCCTGTCCAAGCGCTAAAGTCTCCGTTTTCAAAACCGTCTTCAAACAGGCGAGCCAACCAAACACCCTCGAATAGGAAAAGATGCTTTTAACTGAACGTTATCTGCAGGCTCAAAGTCCACGTTTCACCAGACGCCTTTGTACCCTTAGATTCAACCTTCCGATTCAAATTCTTCGCAGCATCACTATTTCCATTGGCCAGCGTGTATTCCTCCCAAGCAAAATTCCCTTCAGCACTGCCAAAAGTAGCCCTCGCCTCAACCGTCTGATTTGTTCGCACCGGATAAGTATCATCAAAGACCTTGTAGAGCTTGTTAGTAGCCGCTTGCAAACCAGTCTGCGCCGCAGCCGCCGCCGAGTTGCTGTCACCAACACCCAAATAGCCATTAGTAGTATCAAAAGCAGTCGGCGTACCAAGTCCAAACGCCAAATCGATTAACTCCTGCAAACCCTCGTTTAACGCCAAATTTGCCTCAATCCGCTCAGTGGCAATAAACGCACCAGCAAACCGTTCCAAAGCAGCCTGCATCGAAAGCCCCGCCTGCAAACACCGCGCAACCTCACCCTCTGGATCCCGAAACTTGTCAATGCGCCAAAGCGCATTCCAACCAATTTTCTCAATAGTTCTTTCCATATTTTTCACCTGTCAAATTATGACTATAAAACTCCAAACAATTGACACCTAGACTCCCTCCAACCGAGAAACCTCATTCAATGTGCCGTCAAGATTCCAAACAAAAGTAAGCGTGAAAAGCAACTCGCTAACTTGATAAAACAATACTGACTTTAATGTTCCATCTACATTCCAGTTGAAGCTTAGTTTTGTGGTACGTTTGCCCGGTGGTGGACAAGTTATATCCATAAGAGCACTATGAATAGCCTTGTACGCCTCAGAATACTGGCCATAAGGGACCTCAACCAAGCCTCTAAGCCTCCGTGCCTTTAGAATTGCTTGGGTTAGTATCCCAGAGTTGCCAACCAAACTTTACGGCGTTCTTGCGGAACTCTTCAGGGCGTACCAGCCCAATCTCAGCGGCTTTGATAAGGTCAGCAGGCACTAGCTCAGGTGTTTCGGGGCTGCCATAATTCAATCGCACTTTAGCCTTAGCCGAATCCAGCCCAGCTTGAGCAACGATAGGTGCAAAGATTTCTCGTTCAACTTGTCGCTTGACATAACGCTGGACGGGTTTAATGAGCATATCCTGTAAGTCCAACGCAGCCCTAGCTGAAGCCTCGGTAAAGCCCGGCGTGCTAAACAACCGTGGCAAAGGAGTCTCACAGCCTAAATAAAACTGGTTAATGATGTGGTCGATGTAGTAAACAAAACCCTGCGCTCGCGGGTCAATCGTGACAGGTCTCACATCGATTTTTTTGTTATAGAAAAGCCAAGCGCCCTCTTCACTGCGGTTTTTGATAGCTTGCTCAAACTTTTTACAAGTCTCCTCATCAGTTCCTTCAAGCATCGCCAAAACATCAGGACCTGCATATTTCTCAAAAATCTTGGGCATGATACGCTCGATTTTGGCTTTCATCCAAGCAACAGACGGTCGTCTGTCTGAATCAATAGTTAACGTGTGCAAAAGTACTTGCAGCAAGCCAACTCCATAGCCAGAGGGAACATCGCCGTCTAGGCGCCAATGAATCACAGCTTTAGGCTTAAGCTCATTGCTTTCTTTGCTATCACCCATATAGGTGTTCTTGAGTTGGTAGCCTGTAACTTTGTAAGGCAGTTTTAGCGTGGGAACGCTGCTAAGCCCGATGCGTTGCACCGCATCAATAGGCATGCGCACGGTATCCGTGAGTTTATCAGGGGTTAGTTTGAGCCAGAAATCGTTCCCACAGCCAATAAGCGGCTTAGCCATATCGTTAAGCAAGCCATCCAAGTTTATGTCTTCGCAGAACTTATCAACGGCTGCTTTGGCCTCTTTTGCTTTATCATAGGTTTCATTTACGGTGGTGTAGAAGCCCATGCCGACTGTGGAGGCAGCCAGTAAGTCCACGCTTGCCTTGCAGGTTGGGTCGCGTTCGTAGAGTTCCATAACTTTAGCTAAGGGGATAGATGAGGTATCATAGAAAGCTCTACCATTTGGGGAAACTGCACCCCCCGCAGGCGCGTAAGAGAGGATCTCACGGATTCTTCTTAGGACGGAACTCATAGATTAGCCTCGAACAGTTTTGGAATCCCAAAAAAAGGGGAGAAAAGGAAGTTGACTCTGACAGTCTATGTTAGAGTCAGTTTAATGTTAGTCATTCTGGCAACTGCTTTTGAGCGCAAGACACCTAGACCAAAGCGTGTAGTAGCACGGACACCATACTTGCCTTCTTTGACGCTCTCCCAGTCCTCGACCGTGACGTCTCGGCGCAGCAACATAGCAGAAGCAACCCGGGTGTCAATCGCATAAGCAGTGCCGTTGGGCACGAGTGTGCTGGCTTGCACCTTCATACCCAAGACGCTGCCGATTGAACCCTGCACTATGTCAGTTTCGCTGCTTGGCAAATAGACGGATTTAACGAATTTGTCATCGTTTAGCAGTTGATGAAGCTGCATTTCATTGATCGCCAGCACGGTGGGTTTCCAGTTTTCACCTTTAACGGCGTTGTGAAGCTCAAGTAGTTTAGTCCAGCTAAAAACCGCGGCTCCGCCAGCTAATTCAGCACCGCTAGCTAAATCAGCAGCCGCAATTGCAGCGTACAATGCGATGACGTCAGTGGTTTCCTGAATGCCTAAGGCTCTGCCGACTTTGCTAACCATGTTGTTCATAACGTTCCAAGTGGCGTCTTCAACAAATTCCCTTGTCCACTCCTCTGAGGACTCGGTTAGTTTGTTTGTGTGGATGTCAACAGTTGGGCTTTTTTTGCCGCTTAGCCGTGTCATTGAGCCTTCAGCGTACCGGTAAGCTACAGCATCAACATCGAGCGGAAAACGTTCCATCGCTTCAGTTGTAGGCATAACATTGATGATGTTTCTGCCAATCAACTCAGGATACGACGCTTCTACCAACGTGTTATGCATCGTGCCTAATGCGCTTGCAGCGTCACTGAACAGGCCTTCTTTGATACCCATCTGCACGTAGCGTTTGAAAAACGGCGATTCAGTCTTTGCTTTTAGCTTCTCGTAGAGTTCACGTTGTTCGCCTTGCCCCTGCATGAGTGATTCAAATAGTCGGGGTTTCAATGCTGTCACTTCTCCACGTCGATGAAGATTAGGTCTCCATCGGTTGTTGCAGATTCAAGAGCGGTTCCGAGTTTGCGATTGTAGTATAATGTATAGGTTGCTGAACCGCCTTCGTTTACTGCTTGGTCTACGAGTTGTGTGATTTTTCTGCTTGCGGCACTACAGACTGCTTTGCCTCTGGTTATTGCGCCGTTAGCGGTAACTTTGACTCTGCCACGCTTAAGCACTGGACACTTCTCGCCTAAAGCAACGGTTTTGACTGCTACGCCTATAGCTTCATCTCCACCGGGGCTCTCAGACACCTTGTCGTCAGCGCTTAAGTAAACGGGTGAGCCTTTAGTGATAGCCGCTTCAGCCTCAAAAGATTCTATGAGCGCATTTGGATCATCAGTTTCTCCTACAGCCATCCATGTCTTGCCAGTTTTGTCAGCCAT